CCTTCATATCGTTAATTGATTGCTGCAAGTCGACGCTATTACCCTTGATCGGTGAGACCGTACCGCCTCGGTTCGGGATAAACAGCTCCGGGCCATCCTCGCCGACCATCGATGCCTGGCCGCGCTCGAGCGGTCCGCCGAACTGGCGACCCTGCAAGTAAAGGCTGCCGCCGACCACGCCATCGGCGCGATTGAATAGCTTTTTGACATGATCGTCGAAACTGAAATTTAAGATCATGCTTTGAAGATTGCTGATCATCCTGATCAGCTCATCGATCATTGATTGCTGGAATGGGCCAGAAAATTCATCGCTCACATTAGGGAAAGTGCCGCCCTTGAATATGGCCTCTCGGATGCGGTCGAAGATATTGCCTTCCGTATTGATAACGTCACCTTTTTCAGCGATTTCAACCAGCTTGTCGAAAACACCTTCGAGAATCTTGTCGATGATCTCGGTCACATAGTCGACTGTGAATGTAGGCTTGCCGCCGAACATTTCATCGGTGACCGCATTGATCGCATCCACGACCCCGGTTTTGATCGCGGTCTGGAATGTTTCCATCGTCGTAAAAATTGTATTCACGACGTTCGCGATACCCTGGGCGAGACCTTCAGTGCCCGAAACATTGCCGGGTCCGAAATAGGTTCGGAAAAGCTCGAACCAGTCAAAATTATCGATTGAGCCGTAAGTGCCGCCAAACAATCCGCCGTGTGCGAACTTGGGCAGCCGCCCGGAATTCAGCGCATCGAAGAACCTGGCGCCGAACTTATTGACCGAGCTGGCGCGAATCACATATTCGCCATCGGATAGCATCGCAGGAACCCGGTCAGCCGTCGGGCCGCCTGGGCCGCTTACCTGTCCACCCGTTGCAAAACCTTCCACCATGCCGCCATCACGCAGCCCTGGAATCAGGTTTTTTAGGAAGCTAATCCCGACCGATGCAATCGCAGCTGCCGCGATCTGCTCGAGTGTTCTGATCACTGCATCCTTGAATGATGAAAAGCTCGAGAGAGCGCCAGAGAAGAATCCGCCGAGTGCGGATGTTAGATTACCCAGGGCCGCACCGAAGCCGCCCAGGGCCGAACCAGAGCCCGTGAACAGGTTTTTCACCGCATCCCCGAAACTGTTGACAGGCTGAGTCCCGAAACAATTAGATATCGCCGCTTTGACGCCGCCCTCGCCGACTAAATTTTGAATAAGTAAATCAAGCGTCCCGGACGAACCCGTTACCTGGTCAAGTTTGCCGAGGAAATTCTCGAGCGGAGTGCCATCGAAGGCATCACGAACCGCCTGCTCGAATTCGGTCAGCTCGACCTCATTCAGCTCCTTGATTTCCGCGTTCACTTTCTCGGTCGCGATTTGATACTCGCGAGCATTGATTGCGCCTTTCTTGTAAAGCGCCTCGAGATCGTCCAGCTTGTCATTAAGCAAACCGATCTCGGTTTCAGTTTTCTTTACTTCGTCCAGAACTTCACGCTGCGACGCGGTAAGCCCGTCCGCTGCCTTAGTTGCCTCGACCAATTCACCACCCAGCTCTTCCAGGCGGCGATTCAAAACAGCCAGCTCCTCGTTGAATTTCCCCTCGGCATTGGAAAGGGCTTCGATTGACGCCTTTACCTTGTCAATTTCCTCGCGAACTGCGCGCGCCTCAAATGTCACGCCGGTCAGCTCTTCGATACTATTCAGCAGCGCGTTGTTGAAATCCTCGGTCGTCGCTTCGGTGTTGTTCACCGTTTTCTGGAAATCAGAGATTTCACTCTGGAAGTCGACGATTTCGTCGGCCCCCGTTCGCGCAGCTTCGCGCAAATCCTCGAGCGCTTCGCGGAATGCGTCAGTCCTGGCAGCGGCTCGGATTTCTTCAGTCGCTACAAACTCGACTGTATCCCCGAAGCCCTCGAGCGGCGGATCGGTTTTCTTTACCGTATCCTTCAGATTGTCGACGGCTTCCTCGAATCCATCGGTCTCTTTGGTCGCCTTCTTTGTCGTCTCAGTATTATCTTCGACCTGATCCTCGGAATCGCCCAGGATGCCTTTGAAGAACTTGACCGCCTTGCTGACCTTATCCGTTATCCCCAGGTAGTCGTCGAGCGCCTTGATTGAATCAATTATCTCGGTGCGGAAAGTGTAGATCGCCGCACCGAGCGCGGCGATTCCCGCAATGGTCAGGGTAATCGGTCCGCCTAGCACCGCCAGGATCGCTGCCATTCCGCCCAGGGCTTTCACCAGGGCGAGGATCGCCGTCACGAACTGGACGACCTTCATCACGACCAGGGCGCCGATCAGCAGCTTGAAGCCCTGCACAATCGTATCGAGATTGCTCAATAACCACTGAAAACCCTTCAGCAGCTTCCCGGTCAGCGGAACGGCCATCTCGGCCATCTTGTCTGCGACATCCTCCATGATCGGAGCGGCCTCGCCGAGCCCGTCGATCATTGCGGCCTGAACTCTCCGCTGGAGTAGTAACATCGCATCATTGAAATTTTCGACCGCCGGGGCTGATCGGCTGTTGATGCTGATCCCCAGCTCTCGCATCCTGGCTTCAGTCTCTTCAAGCGATTCGCGACCGCCCTCGAGCATATTCACCATCACCGCGCCTTCGGAATCGAATAGCTTGAACGCCAGGCGCAGCCGATCCGCCGGGCTTTCGACCTCGGAAAATGCGTCCGCCAGAACTTTCATGCGCTCCGCGAGCGGGAGCTGCTGCAGCGCGTCAGCGTTTATCCGCAGCTCCTCGAGCGCGGCTTTCGCCTCACCCGTGCCAATGGCGGCCTCCGCCGTGCGCCTGGTGAAGCGCTGGAGAGCCATGTTTGCGGTGTCGCTAGATATCCCGGCAAGCTCTGCCTGGGTTTGGAATTTGAAAAGCTCGTTCGCCGTGACGCCGAGCTTCTGTGATGTCTTGCCGAGAGCATCGGCAGTTTGCAGCGCGCTTTTCGCCATCAAGCCAAAACCGGCAGCACCAGCGGCAGCACCCAGGGCGGCGGTCATGCCGCCCAGGCTGCCTTTGATTTTGTCGACCGCTTTACTGGCCTGGTTGAGATTGCCCTTCAGCGAGTTGATGGCTTTGGACGTCTGATCCTTGCCTTCAAATACGACCTTGACGGTTTGGTTTGCCACTCATCGCCTCGCTGCGCTGCTTCTGATATTCCTCATCTTGTATCGTGAAGAATAACGACCATTCGATAAACTCATCGACGGACATTTCGGCCTCGAGCTGGGATACGGTCATCCCCAGCTTTTCAGCCAGCACAAACCGGAATCGCCTGTCCGCCGACTCTCTTAGTTTTTTTCGAGCGCCTCGGCATCACCCGACATCACCTGATTGGCAATGCGCGCGACGACGTTGGCGTCGACATCATTCCGCAGCGCGTTCTTATCCTCAATCGTGAATAGCTTATCGCCATTCTCGTCGACCAGCTTCATTATCAGCAGCTCGGCCAGAGTATCAGCGGCGGATTGCTTTTCCGTCAAATACTGCAAGCGACCCTGATCCTTCAGAGTAAAGGGCGACGAATAAGCCACCATCGGCCCATCCTCGTCGCCCCACTCCTCGATCTCGATTCGCTTTAACGGCTTTGCCTTGAAATGCTCAGTCGCTCGCTGGATAGCGCGCGACTTCGATTTCTCGGCGCCCATCAGCTTACAGTGCCTTCAGTCAGCGCGCCGTCACCCTGGAGCGACAAAGAGGCTTCGACCAAACCGTCGAAAGAGCTGTTGATCGTGCGCCCGGTCACGATAGCCGCGCCAGAAAGCAAGTGATCGCCAGTTGTGTCGCCTTCGACCTGGAAATTGACAGTAACCTCGCTGCCGACAGTCAAGGCGCCCTGGCCCGTCGTGTCAGTATCGTCGAAAAAGATATCGACTGATCCGCTCCAGCTCTTCAATGAAGTCTCGAACGTGCGATAGGTATCGCCCATGCTGGTCGACTCGATGGTGTCCATCGTCTCGTCTACGCTGAAAGATCGAATCTCCGCAATAGCGACAGAGCCGACCTTTACGGTTCCATTATTTCCCGTAAGTGTTGCCATTTAATTTGCCTCCTCGGCTTTCGGTGTTGCGGCTCGATCTTTCGATTTCGCCTTCGGTTTTGCCTTTGCTGACTCAGTAGTCCAGCCGTTCATTATGAGCCGACCCGCGTCAAGCTCATAAACCGTTATCGGGTCGCCGCCGCCTGGGGGCCACACCTGAATTCGTTTTGCCATGTCATGCTCTCCTTTATACGGCGGTATCGACCGCATTCTCGAGCGTGACATATTGAACCGTCACGCCGATTTTTCCGATGGCGACGGGTTGATCCCCTTCGCCTGAGAAATCCGCATCGAACGACACGACCCTGGTATCTTTTGCCAGGCCGCCCCGCGTGATATCCGCCGCGAGTGCTTCTTCTACTTCCTCGCTAATTGTATCCAGATCATCATCGAAATTCGATACCCCCTTGACAAAAGCGTCGACCGTAATGGTCAGCGTTCGCACCTGGGTTCGCGGTGGATTGATTGTCTGAACCTCGACCTCTTCGGTGTCGGTATAGATTGCCAGGCCGGGCAGCTTGTTTTCCGCCAGGGGATAAACCCGAGTCCGGTATACGTTGCTGCCGGTCGTCGCCAGCCCGGTCAGTGTCGTCACGATATTGTCGCGGATTTGCTTCCGAACGTGCGCCATTACTGTTTCTCGAGCTGGAGCATTGTGGTCCCGGTGCCGTCATTCATAACGACCCGGATGATATAACTGGTCGAATTGACCGTCAGCGCATCACCTTCGGCAGCCGCCGAAACGTCGCTGGTCTTGCAGTGAAAAACCGGCGCGCTGCTCGCTACCGGGACAAACCCACCCGCTTCGATGGGCTCAAATTCATCGTCAAAAATCCCGGTAATACTGGCAGCAGCTCCGCCGCTTGGCGTATAGGTAGCCGTCACGCCGAAATCGTCAGCGCTGAAAAATACAGCTCGCTCGATATCGGTCTCGACTGCCATTTACTTCGCCGCTTTCTTTCTGATTGCCTTGGGTTTCGCAGCGCGATTGTCTGCATCGATTTGATTCGCTTCAGTCCATGCGACCGCGCGACCTCGAGAAATCAGCCAATGGCCGTCCGCATCGCTTACATCCAGCGCGCTCCCGGCTTCCTGGTGTTCGCCCTTCCAGGCGATTGAGCTTACCAATTTAACTTTCATATTTACCTCGAAGAAAAGGCGCCCCGAAGGGCGCCGTCATACTTAGGCAGTAGTGACATCGAGAATCGCTGCGAACGATTCCGCGTGTCGAACTGCAACGTCGACATCCTGGTACATAGCGATTCGAGTCGCGCCGGTAGCCGATCCAGTGTAAGGATCAACCAGCACATCGAGACCGCCGAACATACCGATCATTAGATCGTTGAAGTTTCCGAAGATTACAGCGGAACAAACGCCGGAGCTGGTGCCCTTCGTCAAATCAGACGGTACCAGAGTCGTGCTTGCTACGTTGTAGCCCAGGATGGTGTTGCTGTCGTTGAGGATGAAGTTACCCTCGACGCCGCTGGCCTGGCGTGAAGTCTGACGCATCTCTCCGACCACTTTCGGGTTGGTGAGATAAGCCAGGCTGCCGCCGAGTGCGTTGTCGATTGCGACTTCCTTCTCCAGGTCGACCAGTGCAGCGTAAGTGATCGCGCCGCCGTTGGTGCCGATAGCCACAGAACCGATGC